ACTATCTATATTAAACAATAGAGCAAATATTACTATTCTCGATAAACCTACTATATTGACTCTCTTTAATAAAAAAGTCGGGTTTTGTCCATGGGGCGCCCCACTAAAGAAAGTACCTGAGTGTGACTTATTAATTGGTCATTTTGAAATTCAAAATTTTAATTTTAATAGCTTTAAGATATGTGAAGCAGGTATTGAGTCGTGTGATTTGCTATTAAAATCACAGCTCATACTATCAGGTCATTTTCACAAAAGACAAACACGAAAATATTCAAATGGAGAAATAATATACGCAGGTAACCCGTTTGAAATGGATTTTAACGACATTCAAGATCAAAAAGGGTTCTATATATTAGACTTCAACGAGCCGAATATTAAATATCAATTTATTAAAAATAACATCTCGCCAATACATGTAAAAATAAATTTAAGTTCACTTGAGAAATTAAAAAAGATAGCAAAAGAAAAAGGATGGTCTAAGTTAGCTATAAAAATTATTATTGACAAAGAGATTAAAACTAATTTATTAGATAAAATAATTGCATCAATAAGCTTTGAATCTCCATTCTCGTTAACTACAGATTATTTATATAAATTTAATATTGGAGATAACGTTACACTGACTAATGAGCTAGGTGATTTAAACGTAAAGCAATGTATTATAGAATATATTGATTCCTTAGATATACACAATAAGGAGCGAGTAATAGAAAAAACAGTACATTTATATAATCAGTTTATATGAAATATGTAAATTTTAATTCAGTAAAGATTCGTAATTTTCTTTCAGTAGGGAACAAGCCGATTGAAATTAATTTCCGTACCGGTCTTAATGTAATCACAGGTGTTAATAAAGATAAAGAAGATAGGCGAAACGGAGTTGGTAAATCAACAATTGCCGACGCTATACATTTTGCTATTTTCGGTGAAACAATTAGAGAGGTCTCAAAAGAGTTTATTATAAACTCTATAAACAAAAAAAACACATATGTGGAATTACATTTTTCAATAAATGAAAATAATAAGGTTAATGATTATCAAATAGTACGTAAGCTAAAGCCAACGAAATGTTATTTATTTGTTAACGATATTGATCTAACAGAGAGTACAATTCCAAACACAAGTAAAAAAATAAAAAATATACTCAACAGCTCTCCAGAAGTATTTCAAAACTGCGTTATAATGTCTCTTAATTCTACTTTACCGTTCATGGCTCAAAAGAAAGTAGAAAAAAGAAAATTTATTGAAGGTATTTTAAATTTAGAAATATTTTCAGATATGCTCTTAAGCGCTAGATCGGAATATAATGATATCCAAAAAAAATACGAACATATTACTAAAGATTTTGATCACATAAGTAATATCTATCAATTATTACAGGATCAGAAAAATAAAATTATAACTAATATTATTGAGCAAAAAAATAAAATTGAAGAAAGAATTAATATTATAAATGAAGATATAAAAGGTAATAAATTAAAAATAAAAGATATTAATAATGAACTATTTACTAAAAGTAAAAATAAACTAGATAATATAAAGACTAAATTAGTAGACATACAGGAACAATTAGACTTTAATTCAACTAAAATTACTCAACATCAAACCGAAATAAAATTTTATAATAAACAAATTACAGATATTGGTACTAATAAAAATGTCTGCCCAACATGTTTACGGCAAATTACAAGCAAAGATCGAAGTCATATAGAAGAAGAAAAAAATAAAGTTAAAAAAGATGTTAACAACCGTGAGCAGGATATTGAAAGCTTGCAGCAACAACGAAAGAATGTTGTCAAGCTCAAACAAGACAATTTATCTGCCAGCGAGCAGTTAGGTGAATATATTACTGCAGTAAAAACAGTATACAACAATAATAAATTAACCACAACGTATATTAATACTCTTAATAAGGATCTCAAAAAAAATAAAACTGAATTACAAGCAGTACAGAAAAAAGAAACTAATGTTGAGATAACAGACTTAGATAATAAAATAAAAACTAAATTAAAAGAAAAAAATGAACTAGAACAAGCAACCGATAATATATATTCAGACTTAGAGACACTGTCAGTAGTAAAGTATATTCTCTCTGAAGAGGGAGTTAAGTCTTTCATAGTAAAGAAAATTTTAAATGTTTTAAATAATCGATTATTATATTATTTGCAAAAAATGGATGCTAATTGCATTTGTCGTTTTAATGAATATTTTGAAGAAGAAATTGTAAATGAAAAAAATCAAGAATGTTCATATTTTAACTTCTCAGGTGCTGAAAGAAAAAATATAGATCTCGCGATTTTATTTACATTTATGGATATGAGAAGACTACAAGGCGACGTCGCATATAATTTACTAATGTTTGATGAATTGCTAGATAGCTCTTTAGATGAAAAGGGAGTAGAATTAGTATTAAACATAATTAAAGAACGAGTTGAGAGCTATAAGGAAAATATATATGTTATTTCTCACAGAAAGGAATCTGTTAAAGCGGCAACCGGAGACGTTATAGTTCTAGAAAAAAAGAACGGTATTACAACTCGGGTGGATTTATCTACTAATTTAACATAAATTTATATAATGCTTACCCCGTTTCAGCAAACGACCTCTCAGCTTCCATTTGCCCCGACACAGATCAATAACCCTGCTCTTTGTACACCAAAATCTGCGGTACCAAAACCACCTACTGACGGTCACAAAGGCCCGGATTTACCACGCGCTCTAAACTTTTATGCTGATTATTCTGGGTGCGGACACTGGAGGATGATCTGGCCAGAACTATTACTCAATTGTTATGCAAAAATAAACATACAAGGAGGAACTGTAATGATAGGAGATAAAAATTTTTATCAAGGAATTAAAACAGTTCGAATTCAGCGACAAGCTACCGACACCCAATCCAAATATATAAAATGGTTAAAAAACGTAGGTAGAGAGTGTGGATTTAAGATTATATATGAAATTGACGATATTATCTTTAAGGAAGATATTCCTCATTATAATAAATTTAGATTTGCGTTCGAAGATCCCAAAATAAGACAAACGAGCATGGAGATTATGCAAATATGTGATGAAATTACTGTTACAAATAAATTCATGCAAGATTATTATATAGAAAAAACAGGTAATAAAAATGTTACAATTATACCTAATTTTATTCCAAAATTTTGGATGGATAGATACTTTGACTTGACGAAAATTAAAGAAAATTATCAGAAATATAAAAAGAAACCTCGAGTAGTTTATTGTGGGAGTGGTGCTCATTTTGATATTGAAAATAGAATTAAACAAAAAGATGATTTTTATCATATCAATGATGCTATAAGAAAAACTACAGATAAATTTCAGTGGGTGTTCGTCGGAGGATTCCCGCTAACGTTGAAAGATTTAATTCAACAAAAGAAAATAGAATATCATCCGTGGTCAAATTTAGTAGATTACCCTAACTATATAAATAATATAAATCCTACTGTTTTTTATGCACCTCTAGAAGATAGTAATTTTAATAAAGCAAAAAGTGATTTAAAATTTATTGAAGCATGCGCAATGGGAATACCGTGTATTTGTCAAGACCTATGTACATATAATACTGCGTTCCATAAATTTAAAACAGGAGATGAGTTAATAAATAAAATAGAATATTTAACTAGCGATTATAAAAAATATGTAAAAGAAGTAAAAAGAGCTCGTGAGTATATGAAATCGCGATGGATGGAAGATAATATCAACTTTTACACAGAATTATATTCATTTCCGCATGGTGATCCAAAAAGAAAAAATATTAATCGCTTAAACAAAATTAGTTGACTTACTGATTTATTTTTCGTATACTAAGAGCAGTGTATAGAAACTTAGCATATATACCGAATCAGCGCGTCATGCGACTTTATACGTGGGACGAAAACGGGTCAAGAATAGAAACTGACTGCCCATACCAGCCGTATTTCTATTATGAAACAAACTCAACCCGACACAACGGAATATCGCTATATGGTACTAAGCTTCGAAGAATTACTGCTAACAGCGAACTAGAAAGACGTAAAAAAATTGAAGATTTAAATGACCATAAAATTTATGAGAACATTTCTCCCTATCAACAGTTTTTAGTTGATAGGTTTTGGGAAGTAAATGAAAACGATGATTTTACTAAGTTCCCTCTAAAAATTTGGTTTTTTGATATTGAAACATATTCACCGGACGAATTTCCAAAACCTGAAGAAGCAAGTCATCCTATTAACGTAATTACGGTTTACGATACTGTAGAGAAAATGTATTTCACATGGGGAATTAATAAATATAAACCAAAATCCAATGATGTAAAATATGTTCATTGCAAGACTGAAACTGAATTATTACAAAAATTTTTAGACTTTTATTGCCAAGAACGGCCTGATATTTTATCCGGGTGGGCTAGTGAAGTTTTTGATATTCCGTATGTAATTAATCGAGTTAGAAATATACTAGGCGAAGACGCAACTCGGTTGTTTTCACCTGTACACGATGAAATTATGAAACCAATCTACCAACGAGTGTATCGTGGTAACTTTGGTAAGCAAACGTCGAAATATGTAGTTGAAGGAGTATCAATGCTTGATTATCTTGATGTCTATAAAACCTTCAGTCTGGGTATGAAAGACAGTTATAAGCTAGATAACATAGCTCACATAGAACTAGGAGAGAACAAGGTAGATATAGGAGAAACTAACCTTGCTTCACTGTCTATCGATGATTGGGACAAGTTTGTTGACTACAATATTCATGATGTACGACTACTGGTAAAACTAGAAGCGAAGCTTATGTACATGGACTTAGCAAGAATGTTATCATACATAGGATTAACACCATTTAACGCAGCTTTAGGCACTATCAGCACAGTAAACGGACGGGCAATTGTTGAAGCGAGAAAGTCAGATCCGCCGCGAGTTATACCGACTTTTATAAAAGGTGATGATAGATCCGGTAAGTACGAAGGAGCATATGTAAGTGAACCAAAACAAGGATTTCAAGAGAATATTATATCATTTGACGCCAACTCTCTATATCCAAGTGTAATGGTTACACTTAACTTAAGTCCAGAGACTAAAATAGGGAGCATCGTCGGGACTGATAAAAATAAGGATAAAGTATATATAAAGACAGTGAATAACAAGGATATTGAGATGTCTTATGGAGATTTTAACAAATGGTGTACTAAAAATCAAATAGCAGTTACAAGAGCAAAAAAACTTTTCTCACAGAAAATTAAAGGAATCTTCCCTCGTATAACAGATCATTTTTACGATATAAGAAAAGGTAAAAAACAACAATGGAATGAAGCTCGTGAAGAGAAACATCAATTATCTCTTAAACTAAAAAAAGAAAAAAATAAAGAAAACAAAATTGAGTTAAAGAAAGAAATTGTAAAAACACAATTAAAGATCGATCAGCTTTGGATCTGGCAATTTACTTTAAAAATTCTTATTAACCGTATTTATGGATATTTTGGTAATAAAAACTCTGCTATGGCGGATGGAGATATTGCGCGATCAATTACATTAACTGGGCGAGATGTCATAAAGCAAAGTAATATTATTTTAAGAAATTATTTTAAAAGAAAAACTAATTTAACTGATAAAGATATCGAAAAATCCGATCCAATCATCTATAACGACACAGATAGCTCATACTGTACAATTACTCCGTTATTAAAACATATGGGTATTTCATTACATAGAGATAATAATATTAACGAAGAAGTATATACTCTTGTTCAAGATATAGAAGATGATTTAAACGTACATATTGAAAAATGGGCACGAGAAACCCTACTAACTAACGATCCTAGATTTGTCTTTAAAAGAGAATCAATTTGCGATAAAGGAATATTTTTACAAAAAAAACGATATGTGCTACATAAGTTAGATGATGAAGGAGTTGTATGTAATACGTTTAAATATACTGGTGTTGAGGTAGTTCGGACGACAATGCCTGGTGCTATTAAGCCATATGTCAAGAAGATAATTGAACATATGATTATGACTGAAAATCAAAAAACTACAAATGAAATCTTTGAAGAAACATATGAAATTTTTAAATCACTACCTATAAAAGACATAGCATTTGTCATGGGAATTAAAGATTATGAAAAATATAGTGCATTTGTAAAAGATTGGAAGGTTAAGAAAGGAACACCTATACACGCAAAATCTTCTATATATTACAATAAGCTTTTAAAACATTATAATATTTCAAGTAAATATGAAACTATAGGGTCCGGTGATAAAATACGTTATTTCTATACAGTATCTCCTAATAAATTTGGATTAAATTCGCTCGGATTTAAATATGATCTACCTAAAGAATTTGAAGAAGACTTTAAAATTGATTATGAAAAAATGTTTGAAAAAATTGTATATAGTGTCATTGATAGGTTTTATGAAAACGTAAATTGGAAGTCGTTTCGACCAGGTGAAGCTGTAAATACAGATCTATTTGATTTCTTTAAAATACCGGTTGCCAATTAAAATTTTTAGACTATAATAATCATATGGATATAATTACATACATTGATAGCATAGGTAGGACGTGCTTTGGAGAGTTAGTTGAAAAGGCAGATGACAACACTATGCGAGTAAAATCCCCGGCAATGATCATGGTGACTCCGAATGATGCAAATAACATGAAGGTAGATGTTATGCCGTTATTTTTTACTGAATTTTCTAACGGAGAAACTCCAGTTTTTATTTATAGATCTAATCAATATACTGAAGTTGATGTCACTATCTCTGAAAAAATACTAATACATTATAATGCAAAAATTAATGTTAAAGAAGAGCCAAATCCAGAGCCCGTGGTTGAGGCTCTTCCGAACGAAGAAGTACCTGAAGTAACACTATTCGAATAATAGTATGTCAAATCTTGTCGATAAAGCTTTTGCTAAATTACAAAAGCTTAATAAAAATGCGACGACCTTAGAAGAGAATACGCTCAGTAATGTAACTGAGTGGGTTGATACTGGTTGTTTAGTGTTAAATTCTATCCTATCGGGTTCACTCTATGGTGGTGTACCGAAGGGGAGAATAACAATTTTCGCAGGTGAAGCTCAGTGCGGTAAGACTTTTATTTTAAATAAAATTCTGGCTAAGGCTCAAAAAATAGGAATGGTGCCTGTGATATTTGATACTGAGATCGCTATTGAAAAGGAAGGAGCCGAAAACGTAGGCCTTGATGTTTCAAATGTAAAATATGTTCCTGTTGATACTGTTGAAAATTGTCGTAATCAAATTATAGCATTCTTA